ATGGCAGCGACGCACACACTCCCTCTGGCGTCACCGGGCATGGCGCGCATCTGCCTTTACGGGGATTTGCAACGATTTGGTCGCCGCATCGACCTTCGTGTGAAAACGGGGGCTGAAGCCATCCGCGCACTGGCCACACAGCTCCCGGCGTTTCGTCAGAAACTGAGTGACGGCTGGTATCAGGTGCGCATTGCCGGGCGTGATGCAGGTGAAACCGAATTGTCTGCCCGTCTTAATGAGCCGCTGGCAAATGGTGCAGTGATCCACATAGTACCGCGTCTGGTGGGAGCTAAAAGTGGCGGTGTGTTTCAGGCGGTGCTGGGGGCAGCTGTTATGGCGGTTGCTATATGGATGCCGGGGGTAGGAATTATGGCGAGTAATCTGCTGTTTTCTCTCGGTGCCAGTATGACGCTTGGCGGTGTTGCACAGATGCTGGCACCGAAAGCCAGAACTCCCCGTACACAGACAACGGATAACGGCAAACAGAACACCTGTTTCTCCTCACTGGATAACATGGTTGCCCAGGGCAATGTTCTGCCTGTTCTGTACGGTGAAATGCGCGTGGGGTCGCGGGTGGTATCTCAGGAGATCAGCACGGCAGACGAAGGGGATGGTGGTCAGGTTGTGGTGATTGGTCGCTGATGCAAAATGTTTCATGTGAAACCGCCTGCGGGCGGTTTTGTCGTTTATGGAGCGTGAGGAATGGGTAAAGGCAGCAGTAAGGGGCATACCCCGCGCGAAGCGAAGGACAACCTGAAATCCACGCAGTTGCTGAGTGTGATTGATGCCATCAGCGAAGGGCCGGTTGACGGTCCGGTGGATGGATTAAAAAGCGTGCTGCTGAACGGTACGCCGGTCCTGGACAGCGAGGGGAAGACAAACTTTTCCGGTGTTACGGTGGTGTTCCGCGCCGGCGAGCAGGAGCAGACACCGCCGGAGGGGTTTGAATCTTCCGGCTCAGAGACTGTGCTGGGTACGGAAGTGAAATACGACACGCCGATCACCCGGACCATCACGTCGGCAAACATTGATCGTCTGCGCCTGACCTTCGGTGTGCAGGCACTGGTGGAAACCACCTCAAAGGGGGACCGGAATCCGTCGGAAGTCCGCCTGCTGGTTCAGATACAGCGTAACGGTGGCTGGGTGACGGAAAAAGACATCACCATTAAGGGCAAAACCACTTCGCAGTATCTGGCCTCGGTGGTGGTGGGTAACCTGCCGCCGCGCCCGTTTAATATCCGGATGCGCAGGATGACACCGGACAGCACCACAGACCAGCTGCAGAACAAAACGCTCTGGTCGTCGTACACCGAAATCATCGATGTGAAACAGTGCTACCCGAACACGGCGCTGGTCGGCGTGCAGGTGGATTCAGAGCAGTTCGGTAACCAGCAGGTGAGTCGCAATTATCATCTTCGCGGGCGCATTCTGCAGGTGCCGTCGAACTATAACCCGCAGACGCGGCAATACAGCGGTATCTGGGACGGAACGCTTAAGCCAGCATACAGCAACAACATGGCCTGGTGTCTGTGGGACATGCTCACTCATCCGCGCTACGGCATGGGGAAACGTCTTGGTGCGGCAGATGTGGACAAATGGGCGCTGTATGTCATCGGCCAGTACTGCGACCAGTCAGTGCCGGACGGATTTGGCGGCACGGAGCCGCGCATCACCTGTAACGCTTACCTGACCACACAGCGTAAGGCGTGGGATGTTCTCAGTGATTTCTGCTCGGCGATGCGCTGTATGCCGGTATGGAACGGGCAGACGCTGACGTTCGTGCAGGACCGACCGTCGGATAAAGTGTGGACCTATAACCGCAGTAATGTGGTGATGCCGGATGATGGCGCGCCGTTCCGCTACAGCTTCAGCGCCCTGAAGGACCGCCATAATGTCGTTGAGGTGAACTGGATTGATCCGGACAACGGTCATGAGACGGCGACAGAGCTTGTGGAGGACACGCAGGCCATTGTCCGTTACGGTCGTAACGTCACGAAGATGGATGCCTTTGGCTGTACCAGCCGGGGACAGGTGCACCGCGCCGGGCTGTGGCTGATTAAAACGGAACTGCTGGAAACGCAGACCGTGGACTTCAGCGTGGGTGCTGAAGGGCTTCGCCATGTACCGGGTGATGTCATTGAAATCTGCGATGATGATTATGCCGGTATCAGCACTGGTGGTCGCGTACTGGCGGTGAACAGCCAGACCCGGACGCTGACGCTCGACCGTGAAATCACGCTGCCGTCCTCCGGTACCACGCTGATAAGCCTGGTTGACGGAAATGGCAATCCGGTCAGCGTGGAGGTTCAGTCCGTCACCGACGGCGTGAAGGTGAAAGTGAGCCGGGTTCCTGACGGCGTTGCAGAATACAGCGTGTGGGGGCTGAAGCTGCCGACGCTGCGCCAGCGCCTGTTCCGCTGCGTGAGTATCCGTGAGAACGACGACGGCACGTATGCCATCACCGCCGTGCAGCATGTGCCGGAAAAAGAGGCCATCGTGGATAACGGGGCACACTTTGACGGTGACCGGCGCGGCACGGTGAATGGTGTCACGCCGCCAGCGGTGCAGCATCTGACCGCCGAAGTCACCGCAGACAGCGGGGAATATCAGGTGCTGGCGCGATGGGACACGCCGAAGGTGGTGAAGGGTGTGAGCTTCCTGCTTCGCCTGACCGTGGCAGCGGACGACGGCAGTGAGCGGCTGGTCAGCACAGCCAGGACGACGGAAACCACATACCGCTTCAGGCAGCTGGCGCTGGGGAATTACAGTCTGACAGTCCGGGCGGTAAATGCCCGGGGGCAGCAGGGCGATCCGGCGTCGGTATCGTTCCGGATTGCGGCACCGGCAGCGCCTGTCACTATTGAACTGATACCGGGGTATTTTCAGATAACGGTGGTCCCGAAACTGGCTGTATATGACCCGACGGTGCAGTTTGAGTTCTGGTTTTCGGAAAAGCGGATTGCGGATATCAGGCAGGTTGAAACCAGCGCCCGCTATCTTGGCACGGCGCTGTACTGGATAGCCGCCAGTATCAATATCAGGCCGGGCCATGATTATTATTTTTACGTTCGCAGTGTGAACACCGTTGGCAAATCGGCATTTGTGGAGGCCGTCGGTCGGGCGAGCGATGATGCGGAAGGTTATCTGAGTTTTTATAAAGGGTTGATCAATAAAACGCATCTCGGCAAGGAGTTGTGGACGCAGATTGATAACGGTCAGCTTGCGCCGGACCTGACTGAAATCAGGACGTCCATTACGAATGTCAGCAATGAAATCACGCAAACCGTCAATAAAAAACTGGAAAATCAGAGTGCTGCAATCCAGCAGATACAGAAAGTTCAGGTTGATACAAATAATAACCTGAACAGCATGTGGGCTGTGAAGCTGCAACAGATGAAGGACGGACGCCTTTATATTGCGGGTATCGGTGCCGGTATTGAGAATACGCCAGCAGGAATGCAGAGTCAGGTGCTGCTGGCGGCAGACAGGATTGCGATGATTAATCCTGCGAATGGCAACACAAAGCCGATGTTTGTTGGTCAGGGCGATCAGATATTCATGAACGACGTGTTCCTGAAACGCCTGACGGCTCCGACCATTACCAGCGGCGGTAATCCTCCGGCATTTTCCCTGACACCTGGCGGACGGCTGACGGCGAAAAATGCCGATATCAGCGGTAACGTGAACGCGAACTCCGGGACGCTCAACAACGTCACGATTAATAAGAACTGTCGGGTTCTGGGAAAATTGTCCGCGAACCAGATTGAAGGCGATCTCGTTAAAACAGTGGGCAAACCTTTCCCACGGGACTCCCGGGCACCGGAGAGGTGGCCATCAGGGACCATTACCGTCAGGGTTTATGACGATCAGCCGTTTGATCGGCAAATTGTTATTCCTGCGGTGGCGTTTCGCGGTGCTAAACATGAGCGGAAGAATAACAATATTTATTCGTCATGCCGCCTGATAGTGAAGAAAAACGGTGCTGAAATTTATAACCGAACGACCCTGGATAATACGCTGATATATACGGGTGTTATTGATATGCCTGCCGGTCACGGTCACATGACGCTGGAGTTTTCTGTATCGGCATGGCTGGTAAATGGCTGGTATCCCACAGCAAGTATCAGCGATTTGCTGGTTGTTGTGATGAAGAAAGCCACTGCAGGCATCACGATTAGCTGAATTTTATAACCCAGATACGGGCACCAGAAATGGTGTAATGCCAGTCAGTTAAGCAACTGACTGGCTCTTTTTCGGGGCTGTGGGGTATTTCCAGGGCCTCTCCTTTACCACTCTCGGGAAGGCCCTTCCCCTTCTCGTCGGTAATTTCACAAGTTGTCCCATACTTGCAAGATCGCGCATCAGCTCCGGTATACGTCCCGGTGAAGCGCCCTGCAATGTCATCAGCATTCTCATCACCATTCCGCATGATTCTGAGAAACTCAGTTGATTCGGCCAGTAACCTTTCAGATGTTCCGCCATTTTAATCATCTGATATCTCACCAGATTATAAGCCAGTAAGACACCCCACAGCTCTTGCTCCACAAGCTCCGGCTTTTTACTTCTCAGCGTCAGCCTGCTCAGTTGCATCGTCTGTTTTATCTCCCTGTATCCCAGTTCGATTTCCCAGCGATGACTGTACAGATCCGCCATTTCTCCTCCGGGGAAGCGCATGGCGTCCGTCATCGACGTCAGCAGATGGCAGACTTTTCCTTTGCGCGTCACGGTCAGCAGGCGGGCTGTCACTTCATTTCCCAGTCCCGGCCACTTTTTTCGTGCCTGCGGGCTGGTTTTCAGCTTCACCAGATGATCGCCTTTACCCAGTTTTCTGAGCTCTTCATATTGCGCTCCCTTTCTGAGAGGTATCATCCAGTGGCGGTGTTCTCCCGCCAGGCTCCAGGCATTTAACAGTCCCAGTGAGTAATAACCTTTATCCATTAACGTCAGAGTGTTATCGCCGGTTTGTTCTATAAGTTGCTCAGCAAGCTCATTTTCGCTGTTCTTCATCGTGCCGAAGGCTGCAGCCGTCAGCAGATGGCTGGTCAGTTCCATCTGGCAGACCATTTTGACCTGCGGGTAGAGCGCCGGGTTCCCGGCATGTGTCTGGCGGGGGAAGGCTGCATCGTTCTCTGGTGTATCCGGTGTGCGCCAGAACACACCATCGATGGCCAGCAGGGTCAGGCCGCACCAGTGCGGATGCGGCGTGGCGTTATGCCAGAGCTGCGCTGTTTTCGTGAACACGCGGCGGACAGCCTCACTTCCCAGGCGCTGGCGGGCCTGAATAACGGCACTGGGGCAACGAAGGGGCGATTGCCCGGCAGCATGATGTCCAGGCGATTCACAATCTGGTGAAGAGGTTCTTTACGCTCAAGCGCCATGCCAACAATACACCAAACCATCATTTCGAGGGGAAGACGGCGCTTGCGTAGCGTTACAGTACCTGATTCGGCAAGGCAACGAGAGATGAGTTCGGGGTCGAGGTAATCCCCCAGAGAAGTCAGTGGGTTACGCAGAGAATCGTAACGGGATACCAGATCAAGAGCCTGTCCAATGTGCATAAAAATCCGGAAACAAGTGAGCGTTTCCGGATTCTTACACAGCCACTGGATCGGTCAACTGATCCTTAACTGATCGGCATTACACCAGAAATGGTGCCTTTTTTATTGCAGAAAAGCGAGAGGTAATTATGCGTAAAGTTTGTGCAGCCATTTTGTCCGCAGCCATCTGTCTGGCTGTATCCGGTGCGCCTGCATGGGCGTCTGAACATCAGTCCACGCTGAGCGCCGGGTATCTTCAGCCCCATACTGATATGCCAGGCAGCGATGACCTGAAGGGCATTAACGTGAAATACCGTTATGAGTTTACGGACACGCTGGGGCTGGTGACGTCATTCAGCTATGCCAACGCTGAAGATGAGCAAAAAACGCATTACAGCGATACCCGCTGGCATGAGGATTCCGTGCGTAACCGCTGGTTCAGCGTGATGGCGGGGCCGTCTGTGCGCGTGAATGAATGGTTCAGCGCGTATGCGATGGCGGGCGTGGCTTACAGCCGTGTGTCGACCTTCTCCGGGGATTATCTCCGCGTAACTGACAACAAGGGGAAAACGCACGATGTGCTGACCGGGAGTGATGACAACCGCCACAGCAACACGTCTCTGGCGTGGGGGGCTGGCGTGCAGTTTAACCCGACCGAATCCGTGGCCATTGACCTTGCTTATGAAGGTTCCGGCAGTGGCGACTGGCGCACTGACGGTTTCATCGTGGGTGTCGGTTATAAGTTCTGATTAGCCAGGTAACACAGTGTTATGACAGCCCGCTGGTTCAGGCGGGCTTTTTGTGGGGTGAATATGGCAGTAAAGATTTCAGGTGTACTGAAAGATGGGGCGGGTAAACCTGTCGTAAATTGTGCGATTGAACTGCGGGCCAGAAGAACCAGTCCGACCGTTGTGGCACACGTTGTTGCCACTTGCGTGACGGACAATAACGGTGCTTATGTGATTGAGGCTGAGCCGGGGTATTACGAGGTTGCGCTTCACTGTAACGGCTGGCAGCCAACCCGTGTCGGGGATATTGATGTGGCACCGACTGATGCACCGGGGACACTGAACGCGTTTCTGAATGCACCAAAGGATGGTGATTTACGTCCGGAGGTGATGAAGCGCTTTGAGGAAATGGTGGCGCAGGCGCAGCAGAGTGCCGGGGCTGCAGCCGGAAACGCACAGCAGACGGCGCAGGATGTGGCGGCAGCCGCAACGGCCCGTGATGATGCACAACGTTTTGCGGAGAATGCCAGACAGGATGCAGTTGCCACTGCAGAGGACAGAAAGGCCACTGCGGAAGACGTGAAAAGCACGGGGAAAAACGCCGTCTTATCCGGTCAGCGTGCACAGGCAGCCGCAGGTTATGCCCGCGCAGCAGAACAGGCCAAAAATGACATTGATGCTGCGCTGACCGGCACTCTGAAAACGGCTAACCATCTGTCAGAAATCGCAGCAGCAGGCGAAAAGGCACAACAGAAGTCCCGGGATAATCTGGGGCTGAAAAGTGCGGCCACGATGGAAGCACAGAGCGACATTTACGACCGGACAAAAGGCCGTCTGGCGATACCCGGCGCATTCGGCTTTGGGTGTGCTTTTCTGCCTGAAGATGTTATCCGTTTTGACACTAAGAGTGATTTCCTGGCCTGGGTAAGGAATTCGCTGCCAGGTGAGTATTCCGTTGCTGGCCGCCTGGGCATCATACCCGACACACGGTTTGAAGGGGTGCTCAGCATCCGGTGGACTGATGCACGCCCTGAGACAACAGAACCGCGGTACAGAGCCAAATCCCTTACTTTTTACGGCATTAACGGCCCCATTTATCACACCCGCTACTGCTACTGGCCCATATCCAGACTGACTGGCTGGGTGAAAATAAATATAACCACAGAAGATATTATTTACAGAATCGTGGCGAGCTCTGTCCGCAACAGATGGGGAGACCCTGACATTGGCGGGCTGATTATTGCTGCGTACCAGGGAGAAGCTGACGGTGATAAAGTCATCAGACTTGTCAGGGGGCAGTCATACAGAGGCTCACGACTGGGACCGGTGGGGATTTCAGTGCCCAGTACTCCCACCGGAACGTATATAGCATCCCCACAATTTTTCATTACGGGATGTTCAGAGCATTCATTACCGGGGTCATATTGCGCCCTGTCCGGGGTGCCGGATGCACATGTCTCTGGCGCAATGCCCGGGCTTTTTATTCGCACATCGTGAGGAATGCACCGTGGAAATTAAAAAATCATTAATCCCCGTTATACCGAAAGTGGCGCAGTAGACTGTGACGTTTTTTGACGACAGGGACCAGGCAGTCCCCTACACAGCCACCGCTGATGATGTCGCTCCGACGGGGCAGCAAATCTGGCAGGAACTGCAAAGCGGCAAATGGGGTGAGATAGCCCCATTCACTGTGACACCAGAAATGCTGGAAGCGGCCAGAGAGGCCAGACGTCAGGAAATTGAAGCATGGCGCACAGAACAGGAGGCGAAGCCGTTCACGTTTGAATGGAACGGTCGTATCTGGAATGCTGGCCCCGACTCACTGGGCCGCCTGTCCCCGGTAGTCATGCTGGCAAAATCTGTCACAGCACAAACACATATGGCGTGGAGCGATGCCGATAATCAGCAGGTGAAACTGTCGATGCCGGAACTGGAAGAACTGGCGGCAGCAATGGTGCAGGCGCAGGTCGATCGCAACGATGAGATTTATCGCCGTCAGCGGGAGATGAAAGAGGAGCTGAATAACCTGGAGGATTTACATTCAATTCGGGCGTTTGACGTTAAGTAATGAATAAGCCGCAACTGGCGGAATCACAGAAGACCGCTTTGCTTACCGAAGCGGAGTCTGTCATCCGGCCGCCGGGGCGTGCTGTCAGGCTGAACAGGGAAACGGATGAATCCGGGGAGGCCCGGGGGCGGGCCTCTGTTTTTCCGGAGTCAGTCCGGTCTGTGGTTTATGCGATGTGATTATGAATGGTGCAGTTGTGAGCCGTTTTCAGGCAATCGCAGGGCCAGTACCTCGTCAGTCAGCTGACGGTAAATCTGCTGTTCAGTCTCACGCATCACCTGTGCACCGGCTTCCCTCTCCGCATCCGCATCACCGCTCAGACCTGATGCTTTCAGCCGGTCAGCCACCCTCTGAGGGTACTCATTCTCCAGCATCTCATATTTCTGCTCTTCTGCCAGCGCCCAGCGGTCAGCTTCCGTACGCTTCAGTACAGCATGCCATGGTCCCCAGAGGGAGAACCAGTCCGTAAATTCATTCTCTTCACGGCTTCTGACCATGGCTTCGGCAGTGCGGAGGTCATTTGCTGTCACTCCCGACACGCCATAGAAACGCATTTCCTTCACGGCAGTGGAGAGCTGAAGTTTCTCTGCGAGCATGGTCTGGAAGGCCAGGTAGACTTCTATCTCATCCACAAAATGGAGAGTTCTGACTTTATCCCGGGCAATGTCCTCCAGAATTTCGAGGCGGAACATTTCCCTGCCCAGGGAGAGCAGAGCGCCGGTATCATTATCTAAAAGGCCTTCAGATGCCTGATGGACCAGGAGGGTTTTCCGGAGATTGTTCCATGTGAGCGCGACACGGTCCTCACAGCTCTCAGTGGCATCAGCAGCAACAGCGAAAGACTGCTGTCGAAGCTCCGCAGAGGCACTGAGTTTTTCCAGCCATGCAGCGACCTGTTCACGGAATCCGGAGGTATTGCGTGCAGAGACGGTATCGGAAAGGCGGTCAAGGAACGCGGAAAAGGTGTTGGCGTGCTCTTCATGTTCAAAAGCATGCCATATCTGTGATACATCAGATTGTTTGTTTTCCGGGAACCATGCTGTCACGGCATCAGCCAGGGGGCGATGGAGTGTATTCTGTTGTCCGTCACTCATGGAGAAGTAAATCCGTGGGCCGTGGTAGTCCGGCGAAGAGGTTAATCTTTGCAGGGATTGCAGAGCATGGGATGACAATGGGTTATCACTAATATCTATTGAACATTCATTCCTCAGATTAAGAATGCTTTCCGGGATATGACTTATCTGATTTATGTCAAAATAACCGTTCCTTAAATTTTCCGGCAGGTATGGAATATCGGTTAACATATTGTCGATTGCCCATATGGAGTGAATGTTGTGAGGTAGAGGGGGGAGTTCACTAAGAAGATTCCCTATTGCGCTAATCTCTTGTAAAGAAAATGGTAAAGGTGGTAAAACTGCCAGCCCATTACATGATACATCTAATGTTTCCAGTAGTTCTGGTAAAACAGGAAGAGAACATAATTGATTATTTGAGACATGAAGCTCCTTCAAAGATATGGGGAGTGTGGGTAGTGTGATTAGTTGATTGTGGGACGCATTCAATAATTTAAGTCCTTGAGGCAAAGCAGGCAGTTCAATAAGTCTGTTATAGCTGACATTAAGCTGTGTAAGGGACGCAGGCAATGGGGAGATTAAGCTTAAATTATTTTTACTTATATTAATTGATTTAATTCCCGGGGGGATTTCAGGTAATGTTGTCAGGCCTAATTCAGACAAGTCCAGGTTCGTCTCTTGGTTTTGTAGACATGATACTAGTCGCTGAAAAGCGATGTCTCGTTGTTCTTCTTGTATGCGGTTATTTTTCCATTCAGTCCAATGGGTTAGATAATTTTCATATGCGCGGCTAGTGTCGATTGAATAAGTGGAGAACGAATTTGAAATTAATCTGTGATTGTTATTTGTCGGGAGCAT